AGTAGTGGATTAGGCTTGCCCCATGAGTCTATTGCTGTGCTTGTTGGCATTGACGATAAGACTTTGCGTAAGCATTACCGCCAAGAATTAGATTTGGGTAAAGCCAAGGCGCATGGACAAATAGCAAAGACTCTTTACAGCAAAGCGTTGGGCGGCGATACAACCAGTTTGATTTGGTGGACTAAAACCCAAATGCGGTGGTCTGAAACTGTTAAGCAAGAGCACATGGGAGAAGGTGGCGGCCCTGTGAAAATTATTGCAATGAACAACTTGGACGAAGACGCTTGAAACTCACCCAAAAGCAAATCGAGGCGCAAAGGGTTTTATCGGCTGACTACAAGTACATCATGTTATTTGGTGGCAGTCGGTCAGGAAAGACTTTCCTTATTGTTCGGCAAATCATTACTAGGGCGCTCAAGACGCCTGACAGTAGGCACACAATCCTGCGGTTTCGTTTTAACCATGTGGTCAACTCAGTGGTGTACGACACTTTCCCCAAAGTAATGAAGCTGTGTTTCCCTGGCGTTGAATACAAGCTAGACAAGCAAAGCTGGTTTGTTAAGTTTCAAAACGGCGCAGAGATTTGGTTTGGTGGCTTGGACGACAAAGAACGCACCGAAAAGATTTTGGGTATGGAATTCGCCTCAATCTACTTGAATGAATCAAGTCAGATTAGTTGGCAACCAGTTGGGATTGCAATTACCCGCTTGGCTCAAAAGGTTATGCAGCAAATTGAGGGGAGAGAGCCTAAGCTGCTTAAACCCCGTATGTTCTTTGATTGCAACCCGCCTAACAAAAACCATTGGACGTACCAGCTTTTCGTGCTCAAGCGTGACCCCGAGACAAAGGCCAATATCCCTAGTCCGCAGGATTATGCTTATTTTCAAATCAACCCAAGGGATAACCAAGACAATCTCTCGGATGATTACCTAAGCACATTGGAAAACCTGAGCGCAAGGCTGCGTAAGCGCTTTTTAGATGGGGAATTCACCGATGCCAATCCAAATCAGCTATTCCCTGATGACGCTATTGATCGCTGGAGGGCTAATCCTGATGATTTACCAGATATGGCACGAATCATTGTTGGAGTTGACCCTTCTGGAGCAGGTGATTCTGATAACGCTGACGCTGACGCTATTGGTATTGTGGTCGGTGGACTTGGTGTTGACGGAAACGCCTATTTACTTGAAGACGCCACCGTAAAGGCTGGCCCTGCTACATGGGGACGGATGGCTGTCTCTGCGTTTGATCGCCACAAAGCTGACGTTATTGTGGGCGAGACCAACTACGGCGGCGCAATGGTGGAGGCGGTGATTCAAGCTGCCAGACCGAAAACTAACTTTAAAGCGGTTTCGGCGACTCGCGGAAAAGTTGTACGCGCTGAACCATTTGCAAGTTTGTACGAGCAAGGTAAAATTAGGCACGTTGGTCGTTTTGCTGATTTGGAAGAAGAATTGTCTGGTTTTGCATCAAATGGGTACACGGGAAGCAAATCTCCTAACCGAGCAGACGCTTGGATTTGGGTTTTAACTGAACTTTTCCCTGGAATGCTCAGAAATCGTGAAAAAGACAAAGCCAAACTGCAAACGAGACCGATTAACAATTTCTCCCGCACATCGGGATACTGGATGTAAACATGGCATACGACAAAGACGAAGACATTGTTGCAAGAGCGCAAAAGCACTTTAAAGCCTGTTTAGATTGGGAACAAGATACCCGTCAGCGTTTTCGTGAGGATATGCGTTTCCTGTTTGCTGATTCGGATAATCAAGACCAATGGGAGCCAGCGGTCAAAGCTCGCCGCCGCCTGAATACTCAGCCAATGGTGACGATCAACAAGACGCACACGCACTGGCTGCACGTTGTCAACAACTTAAAGGCCAACAAGCCTAGCGTTACGGTTCATCCTACCAATGACGAGGCAACCTATGAAGCTGCTCAAGTCTTTGAAGGTTTAGTGCGTCACACAGAATACATTTCAAACGCTAAGGTCGCTTATGACATGGCGGCTGAATCGCAAGTTGGTGGTGGTATTGGCTATTGGATTGTTACGACAGCCTACGCTGACGATTCCAGCTTTGACCAAGAGATTTACATCAAAGAAGTGCCAGACACGATGTCAATCTATCTTGACCCGCACATTAAAAAGCGTGACGGTTCAGATGCTAAGTTTGGTTTTATCTATGAGGATATACCAAAAGAGGAATTTCGCCGCCGATTCCCTAATACCTTGTTGCCTGCTGTAGAGGCTCAAGGTAGCCAAAACTGGATTACAAAAGACGTTGTTCGCCTTGCTACTTACTATGAAGTTGAAGATAAAAAGGAATGGCTGTACTCAATCCCCAATGAAGACGGTTCGCTGACTTACAAAAAGCAGTCTAATTTGTCTCGTGATGAGCAAAAGATGCTCAATGAAGCTATCAAACTTGGTGCTGACATTCAACGCCGCCGCATTGACAAGCGCAGTATTAAAAAATACTTGATTGGCGGTAATACTGTTTTGGAAAAAGGCGATTGGGCTGGTAAGTATGTGCCAATTGTTCGTGTGCCAGGCGAGGAAATCACGCTTGAAGGCAAGCTAGACCGTAAAGGTTTGGTACGCTACATGAAAGACGCGCAACGCGCCTACAACTACAACGCTGCGGCTGCCCTAGAGTATGGCGCATTGCAATCTAAGTCGCCTTACCTTGCGCCTGTTGAGGCCATTGAGGGCTTGGAAAACTATTGGGCAACGGCTAACACCGAAAACCATGCTTATCTGCCATACAACCATGCAGACGAGCAAGGCAACCCCATTCCTAACCCTGCCCGTGCGCCTGCACCTATGTCTTCACCCGTCTACATGGATGGTATGGCACAGGCAGCGCAAGAGTTAATGATGACTTCGGGTCAGTACGATCAAACTTTTGGCGCTCAAAGCCAAGAATTGTCGGGCGTATCCATTGAGAAGCGTGTCAACCAAGGTGAACGAGTTACATTTCACTTTCAAGATATGCAGAACATGGCAATTCAGTTCACAGGCAAGATTCTGATTGACCTTTACCCCAAGATTTACGACACAAAACGCATTGTTCGCATTTTGGGTGATGATGGTACAGAGCAACAGATCACGCTTGACCCTGAATTGAAAGTGCCTCTCAAGAAACAAGAAGAAGCCGAGTCGGGTGATGTGAACGTCATTTTTAACCCCGCCGTGGGTGCTTATGATGTGGTTGCAGAGGTTGGCCCGAACTACGATACCCGCCGTGAAGCTGCGTTTGATGCTATGACTAAGCTATTGTCTGCACAGCCTGCGCTGGCGCAAGTCATTGGCGATTTGTACATGGGTTCGGCTGACTTCCCGAATGCGGATAAATTGCAAGAGCGTATGAGAAACTGGATTCCCCCTGCAATTTTGGGTACAGGGCCTTCAGACGCTGAAATGGCGCTCCAACAACAATTGCAACAAGCCCAAGCAATTATTCAACAAATGACTATGGCTTTAGAGGAGAAGAAAACCGAAGAAGCTATGGAGAAACAACGCCTCGATATGGACGCCATGAACCACTTGGCTATCCGTCTAGAAAACGAGCGCAAAGATTTGATTAGCGCATTCAAAGCCGAAACCGAGCGTTTAGGTGTGCTGATTAAAGATGTGAAGCCACAGGATGTTGGATTAATTACTGATAAGATGGTGAGCGAGATCGAAGGCGCAACAAACATCGGTCAGGATATTAACCCCGACTTCCTAGACCCTTCACAGGTGTTAGCCCAAGAAATCCCTACCATCACCAGTTGAGGAACTATGTCAGAAACAATCGAAACCCAAACCACAGAAAATCCAGAAGCAACTATTGAGCAATTAGCCGAACCCAAGGCAGAGGTTCAAACTGAGCTAAAAAAAGACGCTTACCATGAGTTGCCCGATTGGGCGCGTAAACGCATGGGCGAACTTGCTGCTCAAAAGAATTCTGAACGTGAACGTGCTGCTCAATTGCAGGCACAGATTGACGCTTTGAATCAAGCGCCGCAACAACAATATCAACCTCAATCCCAAGAGGATGTGTACACAGTTGCCGCCAAGATTGCCGAGCAAAAGATGCAAGAGCAATCTTTTATTCAAAAAATGGGGCAAATTGAAGCCACCGCCAAAGAACAATTTGGCTCTGAATACGACAAGGCCATTTCTAATTTAAGTTTGGCTGGCGTTCAATCTAACGACTTTTTACGCGCTTTGGCTGAAATTCCTAGCCCTGAAAAAGTTTTGGTTTACTTGGGTCGCTCGGACAACGTGGCAGAGGCGATTCGCATTGCCAACCTGAACCCGCTGCAAATGGGCATTGAAATGACAAAGTTGAGCAACAAGGCCAACAAAGAATTTTCCAAACAGCGTTCTAATGCGCCTGCTCCCGTGGGTGAGGTAAGCGGTGGTTCGTCTAGTGGCGGCGGCGGTGCAGAGCCACCTATTAGCGACACACAGGCTTGGATGGCTTGGCGCAATAAGACCAAAAAGTCTCGTTAATTCTTGCGGCAGCCTAAAAACTGCCGTAAAATGTTTACTAAGGCAGAAGCAGGCCGTATAACTGTTGTGTTGAGCCGTTAAAACAAACTCCAGGCTAGAGTTAAAAGGAATCCCACTTTTAATCTTTTTCATAAGGAGGTAGATCAACATGACTACTAACTCACTATTGACGATTAACCAGATCACGAATGAAGCCGTGCGTCTGTTTACTCAGTCAAATGCTTTCTTGCGTACCGTTTCGCGTCAATATGACGACCAATTCGCCCGTACTGGTGCAAAAATTGGTTCGACTTTGCGCGTTCGTCTGCCTAACGATTACACCGTTTCGACAGGCCCAGCAATTACCCCTCAAGGTACTAACGAACAAAACACATCGTTGACTGTGGCAACACAAGCTAACGTGCCTGTGTCGTTTGGTACTGCTGAGAAAACCATGCAATTGGACGATTTCAGTGAGCGCGTTCTTGCTCCCGCTGTTAACCGTTTGGCTGCTTACGTTGCTGCTGACCTAATGAACGTGGCTGGTCAATCTGCCAACATCGTGGCTAACTTGTCTGGTTCTACTTTGTCTAGCCCCAATGCTACGACTTGGTTGACCGCTGGCTCTGCTATCGATCAAAACTTGGCCCCCCGTTATGACCGCAAGATTATTCTTGACCCCGTGACCCAAGCCCGTACCGTTTCCTCTTTGGCTGGCTTGTTTAACCCTCAAGTCAAAATTGCCGACCAATACGAAACAGGCATCATCACCAAGGATACCTTGGGCTTTGACTGGATGTATGACCAAACCACCCAAGTTCATACCGTGGGTTCATTCTCTGCTGGTACAGTTAACGGTGCAAGCCAAACTGGTACTACATTGACCGTGAACGCAATCACTGGTACTTTGAACGTGGGCGACATCATCACGATTGCTGGCGTTTACGCTATCAACCGTTTGACTGGTCAATCTCAAGGTCAATTGCGTCAGTTCGTTGTGACTGCTAACGTTGCTTCTGGCGCGACTAGCATCCCAATTTATCCAGCAATTACTCCCGCACCTGCTGCTTTCAACACCGTGACAGCTTCGCCTGCTAACAGCGCCGCTATCAGCTTGGTGATGCCTGCCAGCTCACAGTATCGTCAAAACTTGGCCTACTACCCAGAAGCGTTCACATTGGCTACCGCCGATTTGGAAATGCCTACTGCTGGTGTGGTTCAAGCTGCTCGTGCAAACTTTGACGGTATCAGCCTGCGTATGATCGAAGCCTACGACGTTATGTCTGACAGCTTGATTACCCGTATGGACATTTTGTACGGTTACGCTGCAATCAAGCCTGAATGGTCTTGTATTGTTGCTGACGTAGTCTAAACGGAGCGCACCCCCTATGAAAATCGAGCAGTTTTATAGGGGGAAGCCTGTGCTTCCTCCTGTGTATATTTACAAAGAATTCCCCAAGTGGATTACCAAATCAAGCGGTGATTCTGTTTTGGTGAATGACGAGATTGAAGAACGTCAGCTTTTAGAGGCTGATAAACCGAAGCGAGGAAGGCCAAAAAATGACGCAACCACTGCCAACGACTCCCTCGGACATAATCAACCTAGCGCTGAAGACAGCTAACGTCATTGGTGTTGGACAGACACCTTTGGCGCAAGATACCAACGATGCGTTTAACCAGTTAAATATGATGATGGCGCAATGGCAGCGCCGCCGTTATATGGTTTACGAGTTGGTAACGATTTCCTTGCAAGCTACGGGGGCAGAATCTTACACAATTGGCCCTGGCCAACAGTTTGATATTGCCCGACCCGTCAAGATTGAGTTTGCTTACTTCCGCATGAATGCAGGTACACCGCTGCCTGTTGACTACCCATTAACTGTTTTACGGGCGCAAGAAGACTACGACCGTATTTCAATTAAGAACCTCAACGCTTTCCCGCAATATCTTTATTACGATACAGGCTATCCTGTGGGTAATATTTTCGTGTGGCCTTTGCCAAGCAACCAATACACAATCTTTTTGAGCGTGATGGTGCAATTGCAAAAATTCAACACAATCAGCGATCAGATTGTTTTGCCGCCTGAATACTTGGATGCGTTGCATTGGAATTTAGCGCGGCGTTTGTGCGTGGTTTATGGTGTGCCAATCCCGCCTGAATTGACTGGATACGCCGAAGCCTCAATGAGTGCAATTGAAGAAGTAAATAGCCAAATTCCTTTGTTGCACATGCCTGTGGCCTTGCGTGGAAAATCTGGCGCTTACAACATTTATGGCGATTTTTATGTTGGGAGTGCAGGTTAATGGCTAAATTACCGTTAGTAACTGGCGCTTACCAGACGAAAAGCGTCATTGCTGGCGCTCAACGCTGCGTTAACCTGTACATGGAAAAGAATCCCGATACTTCGGTTTTCCCTGCGACTCATTACCCAATGCCAGGCTTAACTACGCTGACAACAGCGCCGAATGGCAATGTTTGGCGTAGCATTTACTCTGCTTCTAACGGACAGCTTTATGGTGTCTGCGGTTCTACCGTGTACACATTAAACAGCAACTTAGGGCTGCAAAGTTTAGGAACGATTCAGAGTAGCTCTGGCGTTGTCTCAATGGTTGATAACGGTCAATATGTGTTTTTGGTTGACGGTACAGTGAACTCGTCTACCAATTACGGCGGCTATACGATTCAAATGAGTAATAACACGCTTGCGCCGATTAACAACAGCGGCTCAGGCGACCAAGGTGGGTTTTACGGTTCAAATCAAGTTAACTATGTTGATGGTTACTTTATTTTCAACCGACCAAATACAAACCAATGGTACATCTCGTTAAACAACTCAATCACACTTGACCCTACCGACTATGCAGCCAAATCTGGATTCGCTGATAACATCGTTGGTATTGGCGTTGCTCGCCGTTATATTTATCTGTTTGGTGAAGTAACAACTGAAGTCTGGTTTAACGCTGGTAATGCGGTGTTTCCATTTCAAGAGATGCCTGGCTCGTTTATTCAATATGGATGTGCTGCGACTAATTCTATTGCTCAAATGGATGGTGAGATGTATTGGGTTGCTCAATCGCCCCAAGGCCAAGCCTACATTTGCCGAACACAAAACTTCTCTGCGGTTCAAATTAGTACGTTTGCGATTGACCAAGAATTGCAAACTTACTCAATGCTGTCAGACGCTATCGGATACACATTTGAGATTAATGGTCACTTCTTTTATGTGGTGACATTCCCTAGCGCAAGTAAAACATGGTGCTTTGATCTGTCTAACCAACAATGGTCGGAATGGTCAACCACTGATTCAAACGGCAACTTAAACCGTCACTTGTCTAACTGTTTTGCTTTCTGGAACAATTTTCTGGTGGTGGGCGACTATCAAAGCGGAAACCTTTATTTTCTTGACCAGAATAATTACACCGACAACGGAACACCGATTACACGCATTCGCGGCTTCTATCATCAAGAAGACGATATGTCTGATCGCGTGAGATACAAGCAATTCATTGCTGAAATGGAATCGGGTAATGGAAACAACAATCAGCCTGTGACCGTGTTCTTGCGGTGGTCGGACAATCGCGGAAAATCTTTTGGCAACCCTGTTGGTCAAACAATGGGCAAAGAAGGCTATTACTTGACTTCAATCAATTGGTGGCGCTTGGGCATGGCTAGAGATAGGGTGTTTGAACTTTCATGGTCTGAGCCTGTTAAAACTGCTTTGTCTGGCGCTTTCATTGACGCTGCGCCCAATAGAAAATGACACAGTTAGCTTCAAACGTCCCCAATGTAAACATCAAGTTTCTTGATGCGAACGGGAATATTACGACTGCTTGGCTAATGTTCTTGACGCAGTTGTATCAAAGAACAGGCGGCAACAATACGCCTGGCTTAACTTTGTCGCAACTGCAACAGTTTCTTGAGAATTTGAGCGTTCAAAACGCTAACGGTTTTAATGGATATACGACTGTTGTTAACAATGCACCAGTTTTGACCATTGATACAACCGTGAACGGTTTGGCTTACGGTGATGGAACTGCGCTAAAAGCTGTGACAATTGGCGCAAACTTAATCTTTTCAAACGGCACTTTATCAGCAACTGGCGGCGGTAGCGGCTCTGATTCATTGGCGTTTGCCGCACGACATGGATAAAACATGATTAGACTAGACACTACAACACGGGTCTTAAAGCTGTTTTTGGGCGGCGCGGTAACTACTTCGCAACTCCAAACGACTGTTTGTTATTCAGACCAAACAAGCACGACCTATCTTGGTGCAACTCAATTAAGCCTATCCAATAACACCACTGCGGTAACTATTTGTAACGCTCCAGCGGCATCTACGGTGCGTGATATTGATATGTTGACAGTATTCAATACGGATACTGCTAATGCCATTGTCACGATTCAACTGGTGGATGGTTCAACTGCCTACAACGAAATTGTTGTCACGCTTTCGCCTCAAGATAAGCTGACCTACACACACGGTAGCGGCTGGCAAGTGGTAACTAACGCTGGCAACCTTAAACAGCAAACTTTAACTAGCTCAGGTGTTTCTGCGGTTACTGCGACTGCACCATTGGCGTCTAGCGGTGGCACATCGCCTAATTTGACTATTGCTCAAGCAAACACGACAACTAGCGGATATTTAAGCTCAACCGATTGGAATACGTTTAATGGAAAAGCGCCAGCAACATCGGGAACTTCAATCCTGTACGGCAATGGCACGGGTGGATTCTCAAACGTCACCATTGGGTCAAACCTTACATTCTCTGGCGGAACATTGTCAGCCTCTGGCGGTTCGGGAACAGTTACAAGCATCACCGCAGGCACAGGGCTTTCTGGCGGCACGATCACGACAAGCGGCACGATTGCAATTGCAAACACCGCAGTAACTGCTGGCTCGTATGGTTCAGCTTCAAGTGTGGGAACTTTTACGGTAAACGCTCAAGGTCAACTAACGGCGGCAGGCAGCACTACGATTGCCATTGCAGCATCACAGATTACTTCTGGTCAAGTTGCAATTGCTCAAGGTGGTACAAATGGAACAGCTACTCCTACTGCTGGTGGTGTTTCCTATGGTACTGGTACTGCTTACGCATTTAGTGCTGCGGGTACTTCTGGCTATGTGTTAGCTTCTGGCGGGGCATCTACTCCAACATGGACTAACTCGCCTACTCTTGTTGGCACAAACTTTTCTGCTATCCCTAATGGTGCTTTGACAAACAGCACAATTTCTGGTGTTTCGCTTGGTTCAAACTTAAACGCTTTGACAATCGGAACTGGTTTAAGCGGAACAAGCTATAACGGTTCATCTGGCGTAACTATTGCTTTAGCAAATACAGCAGTAACAGCAGGTACATACGGAAGCGCAACAGCAATTCCAACAATTACCGTTAATGCTCAAGGTCAGATTACCTCGATTACTACAAATCCGTTAAATTCACCTGCTTATCAAGGCACTTGGAACGCATCCACAAACACACCAACGCTTACATCAAGTTCTGGAACAAACAATAATTATTACGTTGTTTCTGTTGCTGGTACAACAACATTAAACGGAATTTCTCTTTGGTCTGTTGGTGATTGGGCAATTTTCAACGGAACAACAAACGCATGGGAAAAAATAAACGGTTCATCTACTGAAGCGTTTACAGGCATCACCGTAACTGGTTTAACTGGTTATATGTATGCCAACGGTTCAAGTGCTGTAACGGCATCCACAACCATTCCAACAACAGTTTTAAGCGGAACTATTAGTAACGCTCAACTAGCTAATTCATCAATCACTATTAACGGCAATGCTGTTAGTTTAGGTGGTTCAACAACAGTAACTGCTGCTGCTCCTTATGCTTTGACGATTGGCACAGGATTAAGCGGAACAAGTTACAACGGGTCTGCTGCTGTAACTGTTGCATTAGCTAATACGGCTGTAACTTCTGGTTCTTATACCAATGCGTCAATTACGGTTGATGCTCAAGGTCGGTTAACTTCAGCTTCTAGCGGAGCTGCTCCAGTTACGTCTGTTTCTGGAACTTCTCCTGTTGTTTCTTCTGGTGGGGCAACTCCTACAATCAGTTTGGCGTCTGGATATGGCGATACACAAAATCCATACGCAAGCAAAACGGCTAACTATTTCCTTGCATCTCCAAGCGGAACGGCTGGCGCTCCTACATTCAGGGCAATCGTTGCTGCTGATATTCCAACTCTTAACCAAAATACAACAGGGTCGGCTGGTTCTGTTGCCAATGCTTTAACAATTGGCACAGGATTGTCTGGTACAAGTTACAACGGCTCTACGACTGTAACAATCGCCCTAGCTAACACGGCGGTAACGGCTGGTTCGTACACCAATGCCAATATTACTGTTGACGCTCAAGGACGTATTACATCTGCGGCAAACGGTTCGGCTGGTGGCGTTACTTCCGTTGCTGGTACAACCAATCAAATTTCTGTTTCTGCTTCAACAGGTGCGGTTACTTTCAGCCTTGCGGCTGCGATTACAACTGGCTCATTTGTTGCTAACGAAACAATCACAGGCTCTTTGTCTGCTGGTGCTTTTAGCTATGGAACGCTTGGCTATTCAGACACAAGCATTTTTGCTTCATTTACTTCAAGCACAAACAGTTACAACCAGATCGTTTTACAAAATACCAGTAATGGTACGGCGGCATCGACTGATTACGTTGTAAGCAACAACAACGGTACTGCAACGACCTATTACGGCGACTTTGGCATGAATTCGTCAGGGTTTAGCGGTACAGGCGCTTTAAATGGCGCAAATAACGTCTATTTAACGTCAACCAGCGCTGATTTGGCGATTGGTACGACAACGTCTAATGCAATTCACTTTGTGATTAATGGGTCTGCAACCGATGCAGTGACCATTAATACCAGCGGTGCGGTGGCTTTCAACGGTTCTTACGGAACTTCTGGTTACGTTTTGCAATCTAACGGTTCTGGTTCAGCACCAACTTGGGTTGCAGGTGGGGGTGGTAGCTCAATCACCAACACAGCTACCAGCACAAACGCTACTTATTACATGGCGTTTCAGTCTTCCACAAGCGGAACGACTACGGTTAACTACGTAAATTCTGGCGTTACTGTTAACCCGTCTACTGGCGTTGTTGCGTCTGCTGCGTTTAATGCGACTAACGGATTGCACGTTAACAGTAAAACGGTTTCAACAAGTTACACAATCCCTAGCGGGTCAAGCGCAATGTCTGCTGGCCCTATGACGGTTGCATCAGGTCAATCTGTGACAATTTCTAGCGGTTCGCGGTGGGTGGTGCTATGACCGAAGCAGAATTTGTAACGTCTGTCATGCAGGATGATCGGGTCTGGAATTGGCTCAAAGTGGACGGGGCTAAAAAAGAAGATTACGCTCACAATCCTGCTTACACATACTTTACAAACAATCATGGTTTTATGATGTTTAGAGGTCTTTCCCCTGCTTTCCAAGAAGTGCATATTTGCATGAAAAAAGGGGCAAAAGATGTGGACAAGTTTTCTATGGACGGATTAGAGAAAATGCGTAAAAAAGGGGCTAAAAAGTTTCTTGCGCCTATTGGCGAATGGAATACACCTGCGCTAAAATTGGCAAAACGATGCGGCTTCATTGAAGAAGGCCGAATCTCTAAGGCGTACCAAAGGGACGGTATCTTCAAATCAATGGTCTTGATGGGGGCTGAATAATGAGTATTGTCGGAAACTTAATTGGCGATTTGACGGGGACAACGCAAGCCTCAAATGCCGCACAGCAAGCCGCGCAAACGCAGGCTAACGCTGCAAACTACGCTGCAAATCTGCAAAACCAAGCGTTTCAAACTACACAACAAAATTTGTCGCCGTACATGAACATTGGTACGCAGGCAATGAATCCCTATTTAAGTTTGCTTGGGCTTGGGTCTCAAGGCTCTGCGGGAATGATGAGTCAGCTTGAAAATATGCCAGGCTATCAGTTTGCTTTGCAACAAGGTTTAAAAGGCGCGGCTAATAGTGCCTCTGGAAGCGGTTTAAACCTATCAGGAGCGCAACAAAAAGGCTTGGCTAACTACTCGTCTGGTTTGGCAAGTCAAACGTATAACAGCCTTTTGGGTAACTTGGCTAACGCTGTTGGCACAGGTCAAAACGCTGCGGCTGGCTTGGGTAGCGCTGGAATGAACACTGCTACCGCAATGGGCAACAACTTGACGGCTGGCGCTAATGCTACGGCGGCGGGTCAAATTGCTGGCGGCAATGCCCAAACTAATATGCTTAACTCCCTTATGGGTTTAGGTCAAGGCGCTGCGGGTATTTATGCTTTGGGCAACTATGCTCCTGCTGGTGGAAAATCTTTAATTTCTCAATTGGGCGGTTTGTTTGGTAGTGGTGGTGCTGCTATTGCTCCTGCTAGTTATGCTGGCGGTGCTGCTGCTGGTTTTGGTATGAGTCCAGAAATAGCCGCATTGATTGGACTATAAGGATAAAAAATGCCAGTTGACGCAACAATCATTCCACAAAAGCAAAACGTGCCTGACTTCAGCGCACCTATGAACATTCTTAGCCTGTTGCAACAAACGCAAAACCAACAGTTGCAAGGTCAAAAACTTCAACAAGAAGTTCAACAAAACACGCCTGCATTAAATGCTGAATTGGCTAAAACTCAAATTGCAAATGCAAAACTTGAAGGTCTTGCAAAACAAAATGCATTTTGGGGTCAAGAATTAGGTGGGCTTAAATCATTGGGTGAAAAAGCTACTTACGATGATGTAAGTAAAGCCTTGTCTCGCGGTCTTAGCTTGGGTCACATTGACGGTAATACGGCTTTGAATTACAACAAAGAAATTCAATCGTTAAAAGACAAACCAGAAGATTTGCAAAAGTGGGTTGACCAGCATTATGTTGCAACTCGCTCTAATGAACAGCAACTTCAAGCGCTGATGCCGAAAATTAATTATGTTGATACTGGCTCAGGCATTACCATCACAAAACAAAGTCCATTAACAGGTCACACTGAAATTCAAGGAATTATTCCTAAAAACCTTTCGCCTGCTGAATTGTCGCAAACGGTTGAAATTAAAACGCCTGATGGTCGTACCGAAGTGATGACAAAAGGTCAATTGTTAAACATGGTGAATCAAGGTGGCGGCACATGGAACGGCGTCAAGCCTTCTAGCGCTCCAAACGGATATACAGGTCGTTATCCTGGCGCTGAAGCTAAATCTCCTGTTCTTGGAGAACATGGCGGCGTTTTGTCTGGTGCAGGAACAGAAGCTGGCGCGGCTCAATCTGCGATAGGTACTTCTCAAGCAGGCGCTGTTCAATCATTGGCAAACTTTGCTAGTGGTGTGCCTAACCGAGTTTTAAGTCTTGAAAAAGCTCGTGAAATTCTTACCGAAGGCACGCCAACAGGCCCAGGCACAGAATGGCGCAACTTTGCACGTTCTTTCATTGGTTCGCTTGCTCCAGAAATGTCTGAAAAAATTGGCGGCAAAGATTTCAATGCCAATACCGCCAAGTATGAGGAATTTAAAAAGCTAATGACCAACTACGCTAACAACGTCTCTGGTTCGCTTGGCTCTGGTACAAATGATCGTTTAGCGGCTGCAATCACTGGTAACGCTAATCCAAACATTCAAAACATGGCTAACCAAGATATTTTGTCAATGACTATTGCATCTGAAAAACTTGCAGCAGCCAAAAACAAAGCATGGCAAGCAACAGGTCAAGACCCTTCTAAATTTAACAAATGGGAATCTGAGTTCAACAGTAAAAAAATGTTGCCAGAATCGTTTGTTTTTGAGTCAATGACCGCGCCTCAGCAAAAGGCTTATCTTGAGCGTTTGAACAAACAAGGTAAATTGTCAGAATTTAAAAAGGCAGTTACTTCATACATCCGTCAAGGTTTGATTGAAGTGCCACAAGGACAATGACATGAATGATGATTTACAGAAATTAATTGACGAAGCTGGTCGGCTGCACAATGTTGACCCTGCATTGATTTCTGCGGCTATTCAAGCCGAATCAAGCTGGAATCCTAATGCCAAAAACGCAGAAACTGGCGCAACTGGTTTAGGTCAATTTATTGCTCCTACTGCTAAATCTCTTGGTGTTAAAAACCCTAACGACCCAAAAGAGGCAATTCCAGCCATTGCTAAATTGTTGGCTGAAAATCTTGATCGCTATGGCAATGCTGAAGATGCTGTTCGTGCTTATCATGGCGGCACAGATAAAGCCAACTGGGGGCCAAAAACAGAGGCTCACGTTCAAAAGGTTATGTCTTACCTTAATCACGGTAATGACGATGAACTTTTTAACAAAATTACAAAATCTGAATTAGCGCCAGTTGTAACAACGCCAGAAGAAGATGCGTTGTTTAATCAGATTACCAAAACAGCGCCAGAAGTAACGCAAAACGCGCCAGCACAATCAGATTCATTGATTGGCAATCCAATGCAAGCGGCACAAGCCTTTGGTCATCATTTGATGAACTTGCCTCACGGATTGGCTAACTTAGTCGAGCAAGGTGTTGCAAGCGGTGTTAATGCGATTGCTCCTAATTCTGCTGTTGCTAAATACATCCAAAACATTGCTAATCAAGACGTTTTGGCTGCTGGTCAACGTGAACAAAATTATCAAGCAAACGTGCCAACCAATGCAGCATCTGTTTTGGGCGCTACGGCTGGTGAAATTTTGCCAGCGATTTTGACTGCTGGAGAAAGTGTGCCAGCTCAAATAGGTTTAAAAACAATGGTAAATGGCGCTTTAACTGGCGCTGGATTGGGCTTGGCTCAACCTGTTTTAAGCCCTGATAATTATTGGAGTCAAGTTGGTCAAAATACTGCTTTTGGAACTTTATTGGGCGGCTCTGTTCCTGCTGTAACTCCTGCTCTTAGTAAACTTGGTGGATATGTTAGTAATGTTGCTGGAGCAGCTACTAAACCATTCACAAAAACTGGCGCAGAAAGCATTGCAAACGACATTATTAATCGCACAACAGGCGGAGCGCCACTGCAATCAGCCATTAATGAAATTGTGCCTGGCTCTAAGCCTACATTGGCAGAAGTTGCCAAAAACGCCAATTTGAGTGGTTTGCAACGCACAATCCGTGACATTAATCCTGAACCATTTGTTCAGCGTGAACGCGAAAACGCGCAATCACGTTTAGATTTGTTTGGAAAAGCATCTGAAAGCCCAGAAGCCCTTAATCAAGCGATTGAATCTCGTGATGCTGCTGCTCAATCTCAGTTGGATAATCTTTGGAAAGACAAAAAAGAAGTTAATCCACAACCTATTTTGAATCAAATCAATGCTGTATTGGAAGGCCCAGGTCGTGAGCGATCAGCCGTTAAAACAGCAATGAACCATCTTAAAGATAAATTGGTTGATTCAGAAGGCAATTTCAAATCAACAGACCCCGAATATCTTTATGAATCCATCCATAAAGAGATTGGCGACATTCTTAGTCCTTTAGCGCCTAAAGAATTGGCTTCGGCTAAACAAGCTACAAAAGAACTGATGAAAGTTAAAAATGCTGTTGCTCAAGTAATTGACCAAGGTGTGCCTACTGCTGTTGACAAAAATGGCGAGCAATTGCCAGGATTTTCAAAATATTTGCAAGATTATTCAGCATCATCAAAAGACATTGATGCAATGAAATTGTTGCAAGGTCTGAAGATTACTGACAATTATGGCAACATCACTTTGCCTAAAATCAATTCTAAAATTGAAAGCATTGAATCAAAAGCTGGTGAAAGAGGCGCAAACAAAGCCAAATCAGTTGATGTTGAACAACTTAATGCCTTGAAAAACATTCGTCAAGACTTACAACGTCAAGGTGAAGTTGGCAGAGGTCGTTCATTGGGTTCAAATACAGCTCAGAATTTGGTAACTCAAAACATGATTCAAGCTGCTTTGCCAGGCAAAATGGGTGCTTTGGTTGGTCACTTGCCAACTGGAACTTTAAGCGGCGCTTTAGGTACAGGATTAGGATACGCAGCAGGTGGCCCAATGGGTGCTGCGGCTGGCGGTACTGTTGGCGGTTTGCTTGGTAAAGGTTGGCAATCTTTGATGCAAACAAAAAATGAAGCCATTTTGGATCAATTGACTAACAAATTGCTCAATCCTGAAACGCTTAATCTTGCACAAAAACAGCAAGCATTGAATTTGATGCGATTGGCTAATCCTGCTTTAATTGGCGTTGGAACAAGCAACCTTCCCCGCATTGAAATCTCAGGCGTACCGACAGGACAATAAACATGACAACCTACGCAATCCTTCCCAATGGTAAACAACAGTTCATTGACTCTAATGGCAACCCGTTAGCTTCAGGGAAGGTTTACTATTACATTCCTAACACGACTACTTTTAAGAATACTTATCAGGATGATGCAGGCAACACCCTGAACTCAAATCCGATTATTCTTGATGCCAATGGTCAATGTATGGCTTACGGTACTGGTTCTTACCGTCAAGCTGTTTATGACGTAAACAACAATCTGATTTGGGACGTTCAAGTAGACGCGCCAGGCAACGGTAACGCATCGTTTGGAAACTTCTCAATTGCACCGTCTAACATTGGCACTACGCTAAATTTCAGCTATAACTCATCAGTCGTTGCGACTATGACAAGCGGCGGTATTCTTGGCGGTGCTTTGGGTGTTGGCCTGACTAACTGGACAACTGCAACACGACCTAGCGCTCCTGTGGTGGGGTTGATTGGATACAACTCAACCACTGGTCTACCTGAAACATGGAACGGTTCATATTGGGCGTCTAGCGGTGCATCTGCCAATGGTGTGATTTATCAAAACAATTTGGCAATCACTTCTAACTTCACTTTGAACGCAAGTAATGGCGGCATGAGTGTTGGCCCTGTATCCTTGGCAAGTGGTATCACCGTTACAATTCCTAGCGGTAGCCGCTGGGTTATCCTTTAAGGAGAAAACATGAGTTCTATTGTTCTTTCTGGCGACACAAGCGGACAGGTTTCGTTAACCGTCCCTGCTATCGCTGGTTCAAATACCGTGACCATTCCAGCGGGAACTGGCACTGCTGCGGTGCAAGGTGTGTCTACCAACATTGTGTCGGGTACTGCGGTTGCGTCTACTAGCGGCACAGCAATTTTGTTTACAGGAATTCCATCGTGGGCAAAGCGCATTACCTTAATGTTTCAAGGCGTTGCAACAAGTGGAACAAGCAATCTTAGAATTCAAGTTGGCTCAGGTTCTGTAACAAACTCTGGCTATGTGGGTTCATATTTTCAATCTTTGTCAAGTGCGCCTAACACGGCTGCATTTACTGCGGCGTTTGAATTAATTTCAGACGCTTCGGTTGGAAAAAATGGTGCTTTGAGAATTAATTTACAAACAGGAAATACATGGGTGGCAGAAGGTAGTTTTGGATGCTCAACGGGAAGAACTATGTTTTTAGGCGGTAGTATTGCACTGTCTGGATCATTAGATCGAATTAACGTAACTGCTGCAAATGGTACAGACACTTTTAACGCTGGCTCAATCAACATCTTGTACGAATAAGGAAACACCATGTCAACATTTACAAAAATCATTGTCAATGTGCAAACAGGCGAAGTGCAAGAAGTTGAGTTAACTGGAGACGAGTTAGCCGCTTACGAGGCTTCATTGGCTGCTCAAGCCGCAGAAGCTACTGCTCAACCTGCAACTCCCGCAACACCAGCCGCAGGGTCTTAATCATGGCAACCATCATTAACGCTTCTACATCAGCAGGTCTAATCCAAACCGCTGACACATCGGGTACGCTGCAATTACAAAGCAACGGCACAACAATGCAGACTGTTGATTCAACTGGCTCTTATGGTCAATTGAAACAAGGTACAGCACAGGCCAGCACCAGCGGCACATCCATTGACTTTACGTCTATTCCTTCTTGGGTTAAACGTATCACTGTGATGTTTAATAACGTTTCAACTAGCGGAACAAGTAACTTACAAATTCAACTTGGTTCTGGTAGCCCTACTACATCTGGTTATCAAGCATCATCTGCATCGTCAACTTCTGCTGGAAATACAGTGGCTCTTTCGACAACAGGATTTGTTATAAATGCTGGTTCTGCCGCATATCTTTTTTCTGGTTCTGCAACATTTTCAAATTTAAACGGAAATCTTTGGACAGGAACTTTAACTTTTGGTCAATCTGACTCAGCTAGAGTCGCAACTTGTTATGGTTCTATTAACTTAGCTGGTGTTCTTGACCGATTACGTATAACCACAGTCAACGGCACAGATACCTTTGACGCTGGCTCAATCAACATTCTTTGGGAGGGTTAATCATGTCATTAGTTCTTGACGGCACAGCAGGTGTCACATTCCCCGCAAGCCAAACCCCTTCAATGACTGCTTACCAAGGTGGTGTGTTGACGTCTGGTACTGTTGTTGCATCTACTTCAGGCACAAGCATTACGTTTAGTTCTATCCCATCGTGGGCTAAACGAATCACCGTGATGTTTAACGGAGTTAGTACAAGCGGGACAAGTCTTATTCAAATACAAGTTGGTGCGGGTTCTGTGACAACAAGCGGCTATGCGGGGACATACTCTACTGCAACTAGTTCAGCTATTTCTACTACAAACATTACTAGTGGATTTGGTGTCATGGGTTCAACTGTTGCCACCGACGTTAATAGTGGAGCAATTGTTTTAGCGTTACTTGCCTCAAATACTTGGGTTGCTCAAGGTTCTGTTTCCATGACTGGCGGCACAAGACAAACTATTACTTCTGGTTCTATTGCTCTTGGTGGTTCTCTTGACCGTGTAGTCATCACAACAGTCAACGGTACAGACACCTTTGATGCTGGCTCTATTAACATCTTGTACGAGTAATTTATGGCAGAGTTTGAAATTGACCCTGTAAAATATGGTGTTCTTTGGCAAAAGGTCGAAGACTATGAACGCCGTTTTGACGACATGGAAAAAAAAATTGACAAGATGGAAAGCCAGCTTGAACGTCTTTTGGAACTTGCTAACAAAGGTCGTGGTGGCTTTTGGGTAGGCATGATGGTCGTTTCTGCTTTGTCTTCTGTAATTGGGTACGTTACTCATTTAATTGGGGGCAACCATTGACCCAATCACCCTTCTTTTTGGTTGCGTTACTTTGGTTAAACAAATCAAAGCAGGTTGCGACCAACTTCATGAAGGGCGAATGGCTATTGAGGAATTTAAAAAAGGCGCAGAGCGTACTGTCGCAGACGTTAAGGCTATTGCCAAAGAACTTACAGGAATTTGGGGCTGGATTAAAAACCTATTGGGAATCAAAAAAACAGATTCGCCAATCGTCACGCTTGAAAAACCTCTGCCCAACAAAAAGCGTTTACAAGACCCTGAAGAATTACAAGCTCAACTTATTATTGACGTTGGGCAAAAAATGGGCGAGTTTTTCGACATACATCAAAAACTCACAAACTACTACAAAGATTTAGAGGAGACTTCAATTAACGTCTACGACCCTGACGCAAACTTGGCAAAGAATGCAATGGATAGGGCAATGGTAGAACTTCAATTGGAAAATTTAAGTATTGAGATACGAGAAGCTATGGTGTATGCGCCGCCTGAGTTAAAGGACATATACACGAGGTTTCTCAAGATGCACAGTCGGATTGTTGAAGAACAGGAATTCGCAAGGCGTGAGCAAATCAGGAAAAGGAATGAGGCAAGATGGCTACGCGAG